GTCAGGAAAAGCTCTGAGGCTTTTCTGACGGTATCTTCAGAGAAATAAATATAGTATTCATCATTTCCAGTTCTGCGATATATCTTTTTGTTAGGTATTAGAGCAGGACCCATAAGAATCTTCTTCTCCTTATCCACTTCTGCTAGCTTCACTTCTTGTGAGCTGAGCATAATGAAGTCTTCCTGTATTGCAGGGTCGTCTACGATTGAAATAGCGTCTATTCCACTAATTTCGTTTTCCTCGTCAATTATAAGCTCGATTACTTTTATTTCTTCCATATATAAATAACTTACTAAGTTGCTTTTTGTTCTTATCCACCGAATGATGCTGTTCTTCTTGTGTTCCTGTCAAGTTCCTGTTGTGTTGTAATGTCTTTACCCACAACAAAAGCTCTCACTGGTCTAGATTGAGTGCCTGCAACCGTTTCCGCTAACTGACTTTGTGCGGTAGTCCCTACTACATTGAAGTCTGGCGGTTGAATTGTTGCCCCTGCCCCACCTGAGCCACCACCGACTCCAGCTCCGCCACCTACGGCAGAAGGCACAAATTGTTGTCTACTTATTGCTGCTGCTGTAGCCAATCCTGAAGCTAAAATAATACCGTATGCGATTTGAGATAGAGGTAAGGCTGCAATTCCAAGAAAACTTTCAGGACCCTTAAGAACAGCTTCTCTAGCTCTACTTGCACTTATAAATGCGGTTATTATAGCCTCGCCCATAGCAATAGCTTTTTGTATTTTAAATTGCTTTTCAGCAAGTTTATCTCTTTTTCTAGCTAAACTTTCCTCATTAGCGTTTATCTGATTGTTAAGAGACTCCCTCTGCTTTACGGTAAGAGATTCATTTTTAAGCCTTTCTCTCAACTGATTATTCATTAAAACAGTCTTTCTCTCTTCCCTACTTATTTCAGCATCAAAAAGTAAGTCTCCAGCCTGTTTAAATGTCTCATATGCACCGAGTAATTCTTTTATAGCAATTTGTTGATTTTTAAATTGCTCTTGTTGTTTTTTTGCTAAAACATCGTAAGCCTTGTTGTTTGCGTCAGCTATTTGTTTTAAACCTTTTAGTGCTATAGAGGCATTTTTTTGCAACTCAGCAGCAGCAGCTTTCTGTATTTCAAGTTGTTTTACAGTAATACCTCTAAAGGCAGCCTCAATAAAACTAATTCTTTCTTTATTTGACATTTGATTAAATGTTCTTTCTAAAGGGCTTAAAAGGTCATTAACAAATGGTTTTAGTTTTTCTCTAGCTTTGATAGATTCAGTCGCTATAGAACCAAACAAACTTTTTATACCCTTAAGTAATTCAGAAGACCCAAGAGTACGGGCAAGGTCGTTAATTTCTTTACCCAAATCGACCATTTCAATCTTAGCCTTTTCTGCGCCACCAAAAAATGCACCAACGAAAAATTTATACACTGCTGCCTGTGCCTTATCAATTCCTTTGCCGATTCTATCAGGTAAAGAACTGGTCTCTTCAGCTTGTAAATCAGCCTGTACTCTTAATTTTAACAAATCACCTTCCTTCTCTATTATATCATCTAATAAAGATTTTATTAAAGCTCTCTTTGCTTCAGTTTTAATGAATTCATCTAAGCTATTCGCAGACTCTACAGTTAATGTTCCGAATTCATTTAACTCTAAATTCAACTCTTTAAATGTCTTATTTAATAAGTCTACTACTTCTTGACTTTGTTCTGCATTTAGAAACAAGTTATTAAGTCCTCTAGAGGCAAGAGATAAAACTTTAGCTTGTTCTTTTAATGTGTCATTAAAGGTTGATGCAGCTTGTTCGGCTTTAGACATACCACCAAAAACCTTTTGTATACCAGCAATTAAAACTTGAAACAATATTATTAAGCCTAAAGGACCCTTCATTTGCTTACCTAGAAGTTTAAAGGCTTTAGTAGTACCCCCTGTTTTAGCCATTAAAGTAACAAAAAGCGTAGCTAACTGAGACAGGTTGTTTGTTATCGCTGTAATACCGAAAGGTAAATCTGATATTGTACGACCAAATTCATTAAGCGTAGCACCTGCAAGACCAGCGTTTGATATTTGGTCTTCGTTTACTTTATTTGAGTCCTTTACGTCTTCTGTTAAAGCTCTTTGCTTTATCTGAAGTTGCTCTATAGCTTTGCTTTGTTTAGCAAACTCTTTAGATGTTTTAGCGGAGTTGTCTCTAACAGTTTTTAGTGCTTGTATCTGTCTCCTGTAATCAGCTACAGAACCCTTTAGTACAGGGTCTTGTCGCTTAATAGCATCCTCAAACTGTTTAGCAGCCTTCTGAGCTGTCATAAAACCTTTGCCGAGTCTGTCTATCTGTACTAGAGCCTGCCCGTCATCGGTAACTTTTATCTTTATTTGTACGTCTCTTGTTGTTGCCATCTTTTACGTTTTTTAAATGCTTCTTTTATTGTCTTGGGTGCTTGATACTTTCCTTTGGCGATGTCGATGTAAGGCGACACGCCATAGTAATCATCTAACTTCAATAAGTCTAAAATGTGTTTTATCATTCTATTACTATGTTTAAGAGTTCTATTTCACTCTCACCTGTATTTAGGTTAGTCGTGATGCTGTTTATTTGATGCTTCCTGCCTTTGTATATAAACTTATCTGCAAGCGTATAGTTTAGCAATATACGTAAGGGTAAAAATGCTTTCAGCTTAATTATCCTGTTACTCTTGGTAAAGACCTGAGTTATATATGTATCATAATACTGATTAAATAAGGTATTTACAAATCCAGATGGATTAGAGAAGCTACCACTTGCATCTATATTATACTCGTTGTTTTCGTTCTTAAAGTTTATATTCTTTGTGGAAACAGATGCATCAAATGATATAGAGTTGCTAGGCATATTTATAGAACCATTTATTGGTTTATGGTCTGCAAAGTCATCTAATTCACCAGGGTTATCTGTGTTTATAACAATAGAGTCTACAAAAGATATCGGGTTTGATGATACAGAGGTGTAAACAGGGTAAAACAACAATGGCTTGCCTATATAAGCCCCATAATTTCCCGTAGCCTCATCAAAATCATCATCAGCAGAATACCCCCACTGAATTACTGTATTAGAGCCATTATTCCCGTCTATAAGTCTTTCGAATTTCATATGACCAAATGGAGCCTCAACATCATAAACATCACCACTAAAGTTGGTGTTTATACTTTGTTGTATGTGGTTATATCTTTCTTCTCCCCAAGCATCGCCTAAACTTGTTGGGTCAATTTCCCTATGTTTTTTAGCTAAAAGAGTATCTGTATCTTCATATGAGAAAGAAACTTCTTTATAAGGTAATGCTGAATCTACAGTATGTTGTCCAGAAACTACATACTCATCAATACTATATGGACTACCTAAAGACACCTTATTCTTATAAAATTCATCTAGTGTGTCTACATATATAACATCAGAAATATCTAAAACACCTATTTGAGTTTCAACAAAAGCAGTAAGATTAAACATCTTAAACAACCCTGTTAGAAAATCCATTATTTTCATATTAGGTATTTCATCTTTAGGAACAAATGTTAATGTAGCAATTAAATTTATGCCTGGCGATGATACTGCCACATCCTGTTCAGTAGGACCCTCTATATCTGAAAACCCGAGAGTAAATGTTGTAAATAGTATTGCAGACTTAGACCTTATTTCTACCCGTATATTACCATCAGAGGGAAATGAACTTAGTGGTAGGTTTAAGTTAGTCTTTGGTCCAGATATGTTAAGGACCTCAGATATAACCCCTAAAGTGCTATGAGTTACAATAACATCATAAACAGGAGAGCCTGACATAGCTGTAGTAAGGTCAATAACACTTACTCTTCGTGTAAAACTTATTATATTTGTGTTAGTCGATATAACAGAAACATAGTCTGTGCTACCTGTTGTTGCGCTAAAGTTACTTACATTAACAGAAAAAACATCCTCTTCCTTTATTATAGAACCTTTTTCTCTATGCATCCACATAAATAAATTATGGAATTGGTCATTTGTAGATGAGAAAAACTCTTCACTAAATATTACGCTTTTAGCGTATCCATTTGTTGTGCTATATTTTGATTTAATAGCGTCTATAATCTTACTTACCCTTATTGCGTACTTAATGTTATCCCACCTAACACCGTGGTCGTGACTACTTCCCGTATGATAATACAAATTACCTGAATCGTTTATATGTGCAGAAGTAGAGCTGTTATAAAATAATCTCTGCGTGTGTGTTATTAAGGGTGCTATTATATCGTTTCCTGCTGTAGCAGGATTAGTAGTAAGTAATGTTTCAACCTCTGCAGGCGTGTAGCTTTTAGTTAAGGTATCGTCAAAAGATAATGTGGATAAGTCATCGTCACCGATAATATCCTTTAAATCAACTGTCTTACCATAAAATGTTAATCGGTATCCGCTTGGCTTGTTGTTTTTCATATCTACTCCATCGAGCGAAATTAATCCGCTCTTAAAGTTTATGTTGTTTATTTCTATTCTAGCATCAGACAAACTACGAGCATCGAAGCCATTTGATATATCTGCATTATAAAAGTGCTTGAACAGCTTATTATTCGTCTTTGAAGATGGGACTGTGAAACCCTGTGTGAATTCAGTAAAAACCTTTGCGATATCTCTAACATCCTGTATTTTATCGGTTATAGAGATGGTCTCATCCTTAAACAAGTCGATGCGTTGGAAAACGCCATCGACATCCTTAATGAATATCTGAATAGTTCTTTTCATTATCGAATATCATTTATCTTGTTAAATGCCATATCAAACTCAATAGTGTATTGAGATAGCTTGTCGTTTAGACTTGTCTTATATGTTACTGATTTTGTTTTTGGGACTACAGGAGTAACCTGTTCAGAGGTGTCTGTGATTCTGGTCATCCAAGTTTGCTCAGACAGCATAAGCTCTTCTATAACTTTATTATGTTCGTCATCCAGATAATCTGTATTTAGTGTTATACTGTCGCTTCCGTTTGTTTGGAATAGCTGCTTTTGGTGTTGGTATGTCTTGTATGATAGGTCTGTTTCACTAAATATAGACCTCTTGTACTGCTCTGATTGTACGCTTGTGGATTCTGTCGATTTAAGTGAGAAATAAAGGTCCTGTAAAGCACCAAACTTATTTACGAATGTAATTTTGATTGGCTCATACTTTGAGCAATCAAAGGTCTTTATCTTAACAACCTCTGTTCCGCTACTGCTTGCGACATATAACTCATCTACTAACCCGTCATCAACTGCGTTTAAGAAGTCATCTAAAAGACTATTGTCTTCAAATGTACCACCATCACCCAATACCCGTTCTTTGTAGCTGTCGTTATTATCGCTTCCCGAAACAGTAACATAATCTATCTGTGCGTTAGTATCTGTAGATGAAGATATACTTTGTGTTCTCTTAACCTCTCCTTTATATAAAAACGAAACACTTGTAGTATCATCCGTGTAAACAGGGATTCTCGTGTTAAAGTCATTTAATCTAAATATAGTGTTATTTGATTGCATTAGAGAAAGATTATCTGTACTTCTTGGATTAACACCATCCTCAAAGTACCCATATCCATCAAATGCTATATAGTCTAACCTTGACTGCTCCCTTATAGTGTAGAACTCGCCAGAAGCCATAATATCCGCATCTAAGGTTAGTTCTGTGTTGCTGTCCACAGCCGTTACAGTAGCCCTAGTTGAATCAGTAGTGTTTAAAACTAAATCACCTACAGAAACAGTAGAACTAAAAGTTCTAGCACTATCCCTTAACTTATTTGTAGCAGCAGTACCTGTTGTTATTCCAACAACATCAGTACCCTTCACAAAAACAATATCAGCTTCCACCCAACGTACTGGGTCTATTTCTGGAGATGAGGTGCTTTCATATCTACCATCAAACTCTATATCTATAAAATCTCTGATAAGCTCTGATACTTCAAATACAATAAAGTTATTTCCAGTAAGAGGAGTCTTTTGAATTATATATTGAACCTGTGCGAGTTCTGGCTTGTTTGTTGTAAATACACCCTTATAAACATAAAGATTTAAAGTAATACTTGTTATTGTTCCAGAACTTGGTGTTGCCTTTATAAAAAAGGGGCTTCTTGTGTTTATCTTTGTTGCCATTATTCTTGTCTTATGTTTTCTACTATTGTGTCTGCGATGTCTTCTGCCATTGCACTTCCTACGGATGCTTCTATTATATCGCCAAATCTAATAAATGATTCTGCTAGATAATCAGAGCCTTTGTATCCCTCACGCTCTATTTTGTTAGCTACATAGTAAGACCAGGTCCTAAGCGACATAAACTTACCCTGTCTTTTACCGCCAAGATATCTAGGTCTGATACCCCTTAGTTTAGCCCATTGAATTATATTTTGTTGAGGAGGTCTTTTCCCTCCGCCTCTGCCTACGTCTACAGCTCCTGCATACTCCTCTGTAGAGTATATCTCCAATAACGCCCCCTCAAGGGCGTAATCGAAGCTATCTCTTAGCCTTCCGCTTACTACCTTATCTTTTTCCTGCAATACTTCTCTTATGGTAGGTATGATTACGTTCACAGCAAGCTCTTCCAGAGCCTGTTCTGTTCTTACGAATCTTCCTGTCTGTATGCTTCTAGCAGCCATTAGCAGATACTTGTATTGTTGTTAGGGAATATTATAATCAAATCCATTCCCCAGCCTGCGAGCTGATTCTCAAATCTATCTAAGAATGGTCTTGCGACAATATCCGTTTCTATTTGATATAACTCAGTAAAACTGTTTCCCCTTTTCAGGTCCGACACTAAGATGTTGGCTTCCGCCAACAGAGTGTTTAGGATATCTTGGAGATTGGTGTTGCCGTAAAATTCGTCTTCTGTGCTTGGGTCTCTGTTATCGTCTACTATATCCAATAGTAGAAGGTTGAGGTTTATTTGTAATGTGTGTTCCTGAAAGCTGACATCTCCCATCCCTATATGGGCTAAAGGATATATAGTGGTTTTGTTGAGGTCCACCTCCATTATATCGCCAAATGAGACCGTTTGTATGTTTGGACTCTGTCTTAGCTTATCTTTTATCTTATCTAATACTTCGTAAACTGCTCTCATTGCTTATATGCTTTCTTTATTCTATCTGCTTCTAACTTGTTCTTTTCCTTTTCAAACTCTAACCACATTATACATTGGTGTAGGTTGAGTTTAGTAACTTCTCCAAATTTTCTGACATCTCCTCTAGCGAGAGAATAGACTGATTGATACCATCCCCACTTTTTTCCGAAGGATTGTTCCGTTCCTGTTGCATTGCCTGCTTCGCCTCCTGAGCTAAAGAGTCCACTGTAGTTTTCAGTAATTCCCTCCCTAAATGATAAAAAAAAACCATAGCCCCAAGTGCGACTGTAACGGGAGCATCTTTCATTATGTCAGCGTATTTATCTGAACCCTCATAAGTCTCTATGTCGTAAAAGTCCTTGTTCCCTTTTGTTATCGGTCTGTACATTACTGCAAGTGCCCTGTGCATATCAGCCCAATCAGCAACATACTTCTCAAGGTCAATGTACTCACCTAAAGACATCTCATCCATATTCGGCATAAAACCAAACTCAACCGTTTTACCGCTTGGGTCGGTCATTGTGAATCTGTGTTGAAGTTTAGCCTCCTTGTTTAGTAACCCTAAAATGTGAGACACAATAAAGTCTAATTCCTTCACAGGAACCGAATAAGCCTCTTTTAGGGTTATACCACAGAATATCTCAAGTATCTTTGTACTTAAGAACTCATCGCTCATATCCTCACCGTTATCCTGTATCAGTTTAACGTACTTTTGGTAATTACTTAAAGGTATGCTTGATTGTTCCGATGGAACTGAAATGTTTATTTCTTTACTCATATATATATAACTTAGTTAGTTCATATTTGTACCACAAGGTAATTTGTTACAAATATAACAAAATAGTTGGTCTGAAAATACAACATTGTCAAATAAAATCAGTTACTTATATAGAGTATCCGTGGCTGCGGTCATAGACGCAGACGCGGAACGCCACTGAGCGATATGATAATATATATGATATCGTATTTTACCATATAAGGAGGTCTCGGGGATACTATATTCTTTTCTCAAATTCCCTTTTTTAGCATATTATATTTATAGATAGATGTATACGTCCGCATTTGGGATGCTACCGTAAACATCCCTTTTAGTGGTCGGCTTAAGTCTGTTTCTATTTCGGTTGATTTGATTAAAGGTGGGTACTTATTACACCCACATTCCGATTTACGCCTTTTTTTCTGACCCTGCTAGGTCTATTATTCGTAGAAGATATCCGAAGTTTTATGCCACATAAAAATACATTCTGTTGGTTCGTGTCCTAACAATTCAACCTGGGTTGCCAGGTCTTCAAATATAGTATCCGATGTAAATTCATAATGGTGGCAGGTACTTTTTTCTAGTTCTAGTATTGTGAGTGTGTACATTTAAAGGGGGAGAAGAGGGAGCCAACCATAACAAGATAGGACACCCTCATAGTTAAATAGTTAGTTATTTTATTTTCTGCTAAATAGTATGTCTTCGCCTACAATATAAGTTAGCATATTAACAACCTTCTCTGCGTCTTCGTACTGTCTGCATTCTCCGAAATTATCATTCTCATAATCTTGACAATATTTAATAGCTTCGAAGGCGCTTATATTGTGTTTCTTTAACCATTGCTCACAGTTGTAGTATCCAATCAAATAATAATCCTGATTGAATAACTGGTAGTGTGCCTCAGCAACATCAAGGTCTTTGATATCTTCCTTGTGTTCTTCTATGTATTCCTGTAGTTCTGTTACTACGCTGGTGAATGTATTCATAATTCAGTATTGACGTTATTTAATCCTATTTTATAGCCGTAATTAATTGCCATCTGCATTAGTACGTATGTATTGGTACCTCCGCAAGCGTCTGCAAAGTTCTCGAGGTCTTCCCGTGTTTCTGGTGTTGCCACCAGTTGACGGTCTAGCTTTTTTAATTCGTCAGCAATGTATTGCTTTGCATTGCTGGCTTGCTTTGTGTGTTTGATATTATTTTCAAATCTTGCTTTAGTACTCATATTATAAAACATTTAGTTGGTCCATTATTACAGCTGTTGCGCCTATTATAACAAGGGCGGCGTTAACCGTCCATAGCGCCAAAATTACTTGTTTAAGTGTCATCTTTGTTTCCATCTTGTTTGTGTTTTAATGCCCCCCTCGGGGGGCGGTTATTGTTAAAGGTTATATATTTTTTTTATCTCATCACGTCCTTGTTTCCATTCGCTAATGCCAAATTTGCCGATTGCTTTGGTAAGTTCGCAAAATTCGACAGTGCTTAATTTGTCGGTGTGTTTTAGTAGTATTGTATAAACTTCGTCCTGTGTCATCTTGTTTCTTTTAAAATGTATATAAACCTGTGGAAATATAGTGTTCTAAACTGTTTAGAAGTGACGGGTTATACACCCTGTCAGTGCTATTCTCGTGGTAAGCTGTAACCAAATCATCACCCTTCATTGTTATGGTGTATAAATCTCCTTGATACATTGTTCTAAATTTACGTTCTAAAGTTGTCATATTTGTTTGTTTTTGTTGGTACAAATATACATCTGTTTTGTAGTTGTGCAAACTTTATACACAATTTATAATTATTCTAAATAAGAGTAAATTACTACACCCTGTACGTAAATTCCTACACGGGGGTGGTGCCTGGCTATGGAGCCTACTGCGTTTAACAGTAAGCCCACTGCGTTTAAGATTTTAGTTAACAGTTTTATATTTTTTATCTAATCTTGCGACGCAATACTCTAAAAGTATTGACCGCAAACCGTTTGCGCCTGCATCAAGTATGTAATAAATTTCCTGTTCAAGTATATACCTATCTTTGATGCTAGCCAGCTCGGTAGCTAATTTAATTAGGTCGTTATCTGTTATGTTATCTATGTTATCGTATGTCATTATATTATGTATTTAAAATAGTAAAGCCTGTTGTATCTTTGCGCGCGGCTCCTTTCGCTTTGAGTCCTAATATAACCCCGTTGTATTTTAGCATTTGTAGGTCTGACTTATCACCGTCGACAACTTCAACCCCGTGCCAGGTATCTGGCAGTTCATTAAAAACGGCAGCTATATTAATACCGTGTTTTATAGCCAACGCCGTTTGGACGGCGTTATCTTCAGCCCGTGAAAAAGTAACGGTGTAGTTTGGATGGCTTTTATATCTTATTGCCTTTTGTATTGTTTTGGTATAGTCATAAAAAACTGCGTGCGGTTGCAGGGTTTCAATATCCAGAAACCCGTATTTTTTTAACATATATACAAAATCGACATCGGATGTGCCATTTAAACGGAATGCAACCCGATACCCGCCCCGCTTTGCTTTGGCGGTTTCCTGTGTTATCTCTGTTGCTAACTTATCCAAAAAAGCTAACTTGTTTTTTATAAACAGTTCGGTTTTGTTTACTCTTGCTTTTATTACATTTGAAAATGCACCCCGCCCCGCTGAAACTAAACAAGCTGCCGCGCACCCCTTAGACGCGTGCGGGCATAGTTGTTTCCCTTTGCTATTCTGGTTGTATGGCATTAAGTACAATATAAATGTCTTAATTTCGTTCTTTGCTGTTTTGGCGTTTGTATTGCCAGGGCTTAAAAGCTTCTTTGGCATATTAGGAATGCTGGTTGCGACCGCATTCCAGACATTAGTATTAAAATTGCTCATTGTTATATTTTTATAATTCCTTACAAACATAAGGCGTCCTTTATAGCTTAATGTTAACTCAATGTTAAGAAATACGCATCCAATGTTAAGAAATTGTAAACAGAAAAGCCCTACACCCTGTAAGAAATTACCTACAAGGTGTAAGACTCTACTTAAAAACCCTACTGCGTTTAAGAACCTACTGCGTTTAACGATAGGGAAAACCCTACTGCGTTTAAGAACCTACTGCGTTTAAGAATCAGATGAACATATGATTTATTTTTTTGTCCAATATGTCATTTAATTTTTTGACCTGGTCTTCAACTATTTTCTTACTTGAGTCCATTCGGTTCAAGTTAGAATTTATATCGACCATTAGGTCTCTGCAGTCTTCTATCAATTTAAGCGTCTCGTTATCCATATCTATTTATTTAAAATTATTGGTAATCCAAAATCATCAGTATCTATTTTCATATCTAAATAAAAACCACAATCTGAACACAGGAAATTATCCTTATGATTATCTGTTCCGCAAGCATCACATATATTTGCCATAGCTTAATTGTTCTTAGGTTTTCTACCTCTCTTAGCTTTGAAGTCATTTCCAATCTGTCGCTTCATCTTTGCAAACATATCTGCACGATGTTCGTTAGCTTGTGTTAATGCCTGCTTACTCATCTCGTAAAGGCTTGGGATATCATTGAGCAGTGAGTTTGCATCCCACTCCAAGTATATCTCTTTACCATCTAAGCCTAAAGCTATTACGTGAACGATATCATTTGATGTCCATAGTTGTGTTGTTGTTAATACGAATCCTTCTTTCATTTTATATAAATTTAATTGTTCTACCATTTACTTTTGCTTCTATAAGCGTGTTTAAATTAATCATCTTAAACGACTGCTTCTGCATATCGTATACGACCATTAATCCTTTTGATGCTGGGTCAAATGACATACCTTTGCCCGTAACACCTTTTTTAACCGCTCTTCTGCAGTTAATCGTTCTAATAGTGCCGTCCTTCTTTTCGAATGTAGCACTGAAAATTCTACCACCTTTAGTGGCTTCTATTAAATTTTGCACCTTTGTTTGTGGTGCTGTTAATATCCAAGTCATATCTTTTGTTTTTATTATTTTAATTGAATTTCTCTACCCTCAATAGCGAGGGCAATATCATCCTCAAAACTCTCTTCACTTATGTCACCTATTGTAACGTGGGCGAAGTTAGTTCTAGCGTTATACTGAATATAACCTATTTCAAATGTTTCATCTTTTCTATACAGGGTATAAATAATGTTATCTCTATCCACTCTATGGTCGTAATGAGCTTCATAGTTATTAGCGTTAAATTCTGTTGTTGTCATATCTTTTGTTTTAATATTATGGTACAAACATACAAAGCCGTGGAGAATCCAATGTTAAGTTAACGTTAAGAAATTGTTAAGAAATGTCAGGTGGCAAGTTTGTCAAGTTTGGCAAAACCCTATTGCGTTTAAGAAACCCCACTGCGTTTAAGAATGTAGAAGCCTACTGCGTTTAAGAGTAACCCTACTGCGTTTAACGATAAACCCCCGAGAGACCTATCACAAATCAATCGAGGGTTATCTAATTGTATAAACTCCACTTGGAACAACAAATATACAAAAATATTTTATACTACCTAATAGTATAAGAACCTTTTGTGCGATTTACCAAAACATATTGAGCTGCATACCTGATAGCATCAATACAGTGGTTCCATTTATCTACAGGCTTTGTCTGACCCTTAGTAGCCCACACATAGTTATTCAGCTCCTTAATCAGCTCTGTGGAGTCTGGGTCAATGATTAGGTCGTAATCTTGGAGCAGTGCTATTCCCGACAAAATAGACCCACTGCGTTTAACGGTCGGGGTAATGTTACATCCCTTTAGCTTAATCTCCTTAATAAGTCGTGGTTCTGCAGAGTCCGACACTATAAGGTGCGGACCTGCATAACGAATATTAAAGTCTGCTATTTGTGTAGTAGACATTCCTGTCTTGGCATACATTACCTTTAGGAATATCCGCTTATTACCTTTGTCGATGGCTAACTTCACAAGTGTGGTGGGGTCAACAGAGAAACCGAAATCCTGACCGAAGATGGTCTCATAGTTATCGTTAAACTCTCCTACTCTCCAGTTGGTAAATATAACCCCTTCTTGCTTTTCCATCCATCCACCAAGTATCTGATGCGTGTACTTCTCGGGTCTGCGTCTTCTAATCTCTGCTATCTGATTCAGGAACGACTGCGACAGGTTATCAGTGTTATCTAAGTATGTCGTATGTATATATGTAATGCCAGACTTAATACCGTTGAATCCTTCAGGTATGTCTCTATTAGCATAGAAGCGTCCCCAAATCCAGTGTTCTTTAGTGGTTGGGTTAAGTATCAGGATAACCCTATTAGGTTTAGTCTTCACCCTAACAGACTGGTCAATCTTATCGAATGTGTCCTCGTCTATTAGCTCTTCGGCTTCATCCAGGACAAAGGTGGTTATTGCGTTTAACGACTTTAGTGATGCTGTCTGATTCCCTGAGGCGGTGCGTATCCCCTTGAACATAATCGATGAGCCTGTCTTTACGTTTGTTATCTCGTCCTTCGTTATGCGAAAGTCCTCGACAACTCCCATAAGCTCCAACTTCTCAATGAACTCAGGAATAATCGATGAAGATGCAGATACCATCGTGTACCGTGTAAATAGTACCTTGTGTCCTTTTTCGTATGTAAGGAGCAATAGGAACACGTTGACAGCAAAAGACTTACCAGACCCTCGACCACCTGTGGTGATAAAGTATCTAGAGTCATTACCAAACGATTTATACTTCGGGTTCAGATTCGGTACCTTCATCTTCAGGTGTAATGTCGATTATGTCTTCTATTTCTTTTTGCTTCTCTGAGCCTGTAAAGATGTTTACGATGGAGAAGTCTATGTCCTTAGCTTGGGACAGGGCATCAGGATTATCCATTGCTTTACCGTATACGTACTCAATAACCATCTTACGGTCGTACTGCGAGTCTTGTGCCTTCTCAGCAACCATCTTCCAGAAGTTAGCCTCAGACCCATAAACCTCTTCTATCGCATTGGTAGCAAGTATCTTTGACCTGTTCTTCTTAGCCTTGTTTATATTAGCAGGAGTAGCCATAGTCTTCCGAACAAGTGCATCGCCACGCTTTGCACCGTTGCCCTTCCGACCATCAGTCTTCTTCATATACTTACGTTCTGGCTTCTGTCTGGGCATTACTTAAAGTTACTTGTTTTATTTCTATATTCATCTAAAGAGTAATAGACCACAAGCTCGTCTCCAGCAGATATATTTTGACTAGTGTAAAGCATTCTGTTGGCTCTACCGTAGTTACCATCTTTACTTAAGATAATACAGTTTGGATTGTTACTATGGTTTATAAAGCCCCCTAATGGAGTTCTAACCCATTCAACATTTTTATATAGGAATATATGTGTAACACCAAGCAATGTGCCTTGCTTTATATCCTCCTTAGCAAACAGCCCAAGACCATCAACCCTACTGCGTTTAATGGTAAGTGAAGGTGGTAACGGTCTATAGGTTTCTTCTGATGAATACATTTATGCGTTTAATTCATTTATGGGAAGTAAAATTCCTTTTGATGTATTGTTGTCTCCACCAACCACATCTCTTTTAGTTCCTAGATATTTTCTACACTTTTTCTTTAATATTTCAGTAGGTATGATATGCATAGTGTTCTCAAAAGCAAAACAATAAAAGTCAGATTGCGTGTTTGATATTCCGCTAGAATTACCCCTAGACCTATACTCTACAAATACATTACCCGTGTCAAGTGCCTTAAGGTCATACTTAACTTCTATTTTGCTATTAGCAAGTATGTCTGCAAGTTCCTTCTCTTTTATTTGACCTACAGATAAATCATATTTGAAATCACTATTATACTGCATTTTTGTGTATTCTTTCGTATAATTCCCATATAGCATCATACCATTCGGTTTTGCTGTATGTCTTTTCTCCCAGTTTAGTCTGACCCTTATACTCTATTTGTATACGGTAATCCAATCCTTCGGGGATTGGGTATATCTTATAGCCTTTATTGAAACAATAACTTTGAGCTTCCATACTTCTAGGAGCCTGTAACCGTTTCATAAGAGCCGATAACTTTGGTTTCTTGGTTCTTCGGTGCAATTTTAAATACTTTTAACATTGTTAATATTCTGAACTCAGCAGTCTCTATGTGTTGGCTAGGAATTTGATTCACAAGGTCCACAAGTACCTCAACCTCTTTACGATAAGGTTTAGCATCCTTTAATCTTAACTGAAGTTCGATTATTTTGTTTTTCAGCTCATCTATCGTCAAGTCTCTTTCATCTACACTTGAATAGACATCTCCAACACTTTCAAATACTTCAACGCACTTGGTGTACATCTTTTTGTTTAGCGGGGAACCAAGTATGTCATACTCAAAGTTATTCATAGCGTGTAGTACTGTAGCGTGGTTCTTGTTCATATACTTCGCAACATAGTTTTTAGCACCTATCCTAACGCCAACCCGACACAGGTAATCGTATGTTATTTTATAGAATATAGAACGAGCCATAACATTCTTATGGTCTCTTACTTTACTTCTAAGGTCTCTGCCTGTAACTGTTTTTACTATCTTTTCTATCCTTGATACTTCTGATGCTATCTCATTGTTTATTGTCATCTTCTTCTTTATTTAAGTAATTTGTTAATGTTAATGTAGTACACAGTTGACACGCTAACAGTATTCCTTCACACTCTTCATATGCCTCCAGTTCTTCGAACAGGTCGACACTAAGATACAGCTCCTTTAATGGAACACCAGCAATTATATCGTGACAGGTTAGGATGAAGTATTCCTCTACTATGGTACTTCTAAAATCCCATTCCTTCAATATAGTTGCTAATTGCCTCGCCAACTTTTTGTTTGCCCTGCTGTATGTCATCTGAAGTTGCATCGTATGTTTTTACCTTTAGTGTTCTTTTGTCTACTATTACAAATGTAAACCTTTTTTTCTTAAATATAGTCATATATATGTAAGCTTGTGCATCGTAACCATATAAATCCATATTATAGTGCCAAGAGTCTATATCGGATGTCGTCTTAAGGTCGACAATCCTATCACCGTTTAAACAGTCTGCTTTGGCTCTGAAGGGGAACCCATCAACGTATCCGATTCCTGGTAGCTCGTATTCACCTCCTGTAAATAATTCATTTGCTGTTGGGTTGTCCAAAACAGCATCAACAATGCTTTGCGCCCATACTTTCTCCTTAGATAGCATAATCTCTTTACCTTCCAAAGAAGGGTCTTTAACAGCTTCCTTATAGCCTTTGTTACGCCTAGTAGCCACATCAACAAAATGGTAGTAGTCATCTAATTTATCTTTTTCTAATAGTGAAACGTGAATAAGCCTACCATCTCTGAGTGGCTTCATATTACTATCTAAAGGTTCTCGGTTGCCTAAGTAGCTGTCGATACCCTCTAACAATTTCTTGCAGGACGATGAGGATAGGGATGCCTTGTTTAGGTATCCGTAGTAGAACTCATTATCGTACATCTTACTGACTATATCATCTATAGCCCAGTCAGTACCATCAAGCAGTGTTATCGTCTCCATCTGTTCTGGCTTTAGTATTTTCTTGCACCATTCTGTAAATGTCTACAACCATTGACTGCAACTGTGCAACATTGCCCTCAAGTTGTTTAAGTTTCTGAGCTTGGGTAATTCGTTTAGCTTTCATTCTCTATTTCTTTTTGCAGATTAGCCAATGCTCTCCAAGCTACTTTAGCTGAGTGCCTTACCCCATCTGTATCTATTTTCCCTGCATCGATGAGGTGACGCATAAGAGCGTCTAACTCATCTCCAGACTTGCTTCTGTCCCAAGCTAATGGCTTATCAGGATTATGCTGTTGCTGCCCTGCATAGCTGCACTTAGCAACCTCTTTAATTGCATCAGGAAAGTAATTGATTACTCCTGAATAAACAGGTATCTGTTTTCTATTTTCTTTATCATCCATAAACTCATCTAAATAAAATGAAAATGTATCGTTTTTACTCCACTTCATAATACTGTTGCTTCTTTTATATCTAAGTA